CAAGAACAACAATTTACATTCAGAGAAACTACAGACGAATTTACTCACTGTTTATGGGTAAAGCCAAACGGATTTTGGTCTGAAGCGGTAAGAGTAAATATAGAAAAGACTACAGGCGGAGATTGGAAGGTTTATATGACAACATCATCAGGCGGATATGAAGCAGGTTTTGATGTTTTTGAGCGCACTAGAAATCAAGCATCAGCATTACTATTTGCCACTGAGTGGGCAGAAACTGTTTCATCAGAACTTAACAAAAAGGTGGCATCATGAACAACCAAGAACGTGAAATCAGAATGTTAAAGAAAATCTGCAAATTACAAGATGAGATTATTTCTAACTATCAGAAAACCATTATTCCTTTGGCAAAAGAAAATATCAAACTTCTTGAAGAAGAATTATTTAAGTGTGGTGGAAAATGACTACTAAGAAAACGTGTGATATGACTGATGCCTCATGGTTGCCTAAAGAAGAGTACGACGCTTATATGAACGACCCTAAGAACTTTGCTGAAGAGGAAGATGATATTGATTCAGATGATGATATGACACCCGAACAGACAAATGCTTGGTTATTGAGTGGAGGTTGGTAATGATAGATAAGATTATTGAATGGGTTGCTGTATTTCTAACAGCAGGAATATTCTTGGCGTGTATTGGATATATTTTAGTGGGGACAAATCAATGAGCAGAACAACTGATTGGGTTTTAGACCAAGAAGAAGCAGGAGAGTTAATCTATGTAGAGGGTAGGGGGTACATTAAGCCGGAAGAGTATGCTAGTGAGTATATGAAAACACAACAATTTGAGAAGGAATTTGATAAGGCGTTCCCACCTAGGAGAGACACATGACTAAAGAACAATACGAGGATTTCGCTAAACGCGCAAACGCAGGTGAGAACATTTGGTCTGAGGATGAAGTATCAGACTGTTGTACTGCCCCAATAATTAGGGGTGATTTGTGTTCATCTTGCTTAGAACATTGCGAGGCAAGTGAAGAGGATTGTGTAGATGGTGACGCAGGATATGACCAATACAAAGAAGAAAGAGCGGGGCTATTAGATGTTTGATATATTACTAGGAATGTTTTTAGTCTGGTGGGCGATATTAGTAATTTACGCAATTTGGTACATGGGAGATGACTGATGAATGCAAGAATTTGGGTTTTAACTGTGGCAGGAATGACGTTCTACTTTGACACTATCGATGAAATGGAAGAACACATGAAAGGTTATTCAAGACATGATTATGATTGGGGTTGGGAATGAACGCATTAACAGAGCCTTGGCAAATAGCATTGTTTAGACTGAAAGCATTAGCCAAAGGACTAGAACTAGAAATTAAGGGTATGAAAATGTCACGCGGAAGGTCGGCATATTCAATCGCTAAAGAGGAATATGGTTTAAAGGGAAACCGGACAACTGTATTAGAAAAACTAAACGCCTTGTATGAGGCAGAGAAGGAGATATGGAAATGATATGGCAAAGAATGAATTTTGATTTACCAGTACATAGAGTGGTTAGAAAAGATGCACCTATAACGAGTCACATAGGGGCAAATTCAGTAGATATGGCAAAGACCACAGAAGAGGTTTATAGGGCTATTGAGTCATTTGGTAAAAAGGGATGTATATCAGATGAGGTTAGAGGAATGTTAGAACATCGGGCTTATGGAACAGTAACTTCAAAATATAGTTGGCTTAAAGAACAAGGCTATATTAAAGTTGATATGAGGGTACGCAAAGGGGCAACCGGCAGACCACAACATATCATGTGGACTTACGATAATTACAAGGGGGAAGTATGAGCATACAGAAGAAACTATTTGAGTTTAGACAACAAGCCGTAGCGGTTAAGAAGAACGCCAAAAACCCTTTCTTTAAGAGTAACTATGCGGATATAAATAGCGTGATAGAATCGGTTAATCCAATACTTGATGAGTTAGGTTTGGTATTTACTCAATGCCCTAACATCTTAGATGGTATGGATGTATTAACTACTAGAATTAGTATTGCTGAAGACCCCAAAGAATATATAGAGTCGAATGTTAGATTGTTACTACCTAGTGCTGATATGCAAAAATTAGGTAGTGCTATAACCTACGCTAGACGTTATGCTTTAATATCTATGTTTGCCCTAGAGACAGCAGATGATGATGGAAATGATGCCATTACACCGAAGAAAGTTTCTAAAAAAGTCGGGAAAAACGAAAAAAAAGGGTATAATAAAACTCCAACACAAGCATTTAATGAAAGAGTTGTTAATGCCTTTGAGATTTTAGAAGAAGCCAAACATATTGGGGATATAGAAATGGCGGGTAAAGTTTACCATCAAGCCAAGAGTGAAAAAATTACACAAATTCAAGATAGGTGTATAAAACTATTTGGCGATATTTTTGATTAAGAATTAGTAGGGCTTGGTATCCGTTTACTAATCGGTGGCGTTTCCGACATTTAGCCATTGCGCTAAGTATCTCCCCGTCGTCGTTAGGTTAAAAAGAAGTTATCCGACTGGTTGCCGTAAGCAACTACTTAATTCAACTAAACAACTAGGAGAGAAAAATGGAATACAATACCCCATACGAAGCCAAACCAAACACAGCAAGAATATTTGTTGAAGATGGGCTTTTTTCTAAAGCAGGTGTAGTGCCTTTAATACAACAAGGTAAACCAATAATTAAAGTGTTAGTCAACATAGATGGTATAGATAAAGAGATAGCACTATGGTTCGATATGATTTGGGAAAACGGAGAAAAAACAAACCAGTTTAAAACAACTAAAACTGGAAGCAAGATTTTATCTGGTAAAGTAAAAGACCCACATCAACCTAACACTCAAGCACCACCTACAACACAATCACCAGAGTTTGATGATGATATACCTTTTTAGGGTGTCATTATGAGTGAAAACATTTTAGGATTGGATATAGTAATATCCCACAGTAAGAATTCAAAAGAATTAAGAAAAAAAGGTTACGCAGTATTGAGCGCAGACGGTGGCGCATATACAGAATCTATAACCGTACCAACAATAAATATCTATAGTCTTAGATATGATTTAAAAGCGAAAGATTACCAAGCATCAACATTAGGGTTTAAATTTCAATTGTCTAAAAACAAGGTAAAGATACTAAACTTCTTTAAAGAGTTGGTTGAAGATTTTGGCGCACCGAAGATTGCCTTTGTAGGAAAGGGGGATAAATACTGTTTTAGATTTTTGTTAGCAACGTATTTCCTAAACAGCATTGTTAAAGATGTTCATGGTGCGCATATAAAGTCAGTTAAATATATTGATGGTAGTTCAGATGATTTTGAATCAGTAGCATACACAAACCAATACTACGTACAGGCTATGGAAATGGAGGATAGTTACAACTATGCTGAGATTGTAGAGAAACTCCAAACAGCATATTGGACTTTTGCCAAGACAATGCCGAATAATCCACACGAATACACTTTAAGAAAAAATTGGTACGGTGATTTCCCTAATTACGATTTTCTAAGGGTGGCAACATATTTGCGTATGTTCGGAGAGTTTGAAGAGTTTGGTGGCTCTATGTGGCGGATATTGAAAATAGGTAATTATAAATATTGGTGTTGTGCTTTTGACTATACAAACGATAAAGTAGATTTAATTAACAGAGCAAAATTATAGGAGAATAAATGAAACTAGGAAAGCATTTAATTATGGATTGTATTATTTCTGAAGAAGGAATCGAAGATTTGTACAATAAAGAAAAACTTAAAAATATAATTGAAGATGTAACAAAGTCAGTAGGTTTAAGACCGCTTTCAGACGTTATGCTTTATGAAGTAAACGATACACACACAGGAATAAAAGAAGATGTTGGCGTTACAGGAATGGTAATCTTCATGGAAAGCCACTTCAGTATTCACACGTTTCCAGAAAAGAAATACGCATCACTTGATATTTATTCTTGTAAAGACTTTGACCATTTACAAGTATGTGAATATATAAAAAAAGCATTAAGTGTATCAAAGTTAAATTCATCCGTTTTAGTTCGCGGAAACGATTTGTAAGGGCGTAGCATGGAAAGTATAAAAAAGTTCGCTAAAGGCATAGTAAGGAATGGAGATTTCTACAATCAGACAGAAATAGATGGATTGGTAGGAAATGTAAAGGCATCTATTTATTATTCAGACCCACCTTGGGGTGATGGCAATATCAAGTATTGGAATACAATGAATAAGAAAATGAACGCAGGAAAGGATGTGGAAGATGTTGAGTGTTTTAGTTATACAGATTTCTTAGATAGGGTTTTAACGTATGCGACTAAATATACAGATGGTTGGGTGGTTATTGAATATGGGAAAAGATGGAACGACAATCTAATTGAAATGGCTAAGAAAAAAGGGTTACATTATTGTGGAACAGTGGAAACACTGTATAGCGGTAAACTTCCATTAGATGTTAATTTCTTTAGAACAGATAGGGTTATGACTGTGCCAAACACCGAAGATATTTACCATACTAAGGATAATAGAACAGTTCAAGTTATATTTGATACATTGTTTGAAGGGCAGGATATGACAGGTAAATGGGGAATGGACTTATGTTGTGGTCTAGGACTAACCGCAAAGGCTTGTTTATCGCATAATATGAGTTTTGTTGGTAATGAATTAAACGAAACAAGAATACAGAAAACGTACAACAGGTTTAAATAATGAGCGATAAGAAGAATATTAACAATGTACGGATATATAAGAAAGAGTCTGTATTAGAAGAGGCGTTAGACCGATTTGAGTTTTTGTTTGAAGAGTTTGACAGGGTTATCGTTAATATATCTGGTGGCAAAGACTCAACGATTGTTTTGGAGTTGGCTTTATCTGTGGCTCGTAAATTAAACCGCCTACCACTTGAGGTTATGTTTTTCGACCAAGAGGCTGAGATTATGTCAGTTATCGAATACATCAGAAATATACAAGCAAGAGAAGAGGTTAAGTTTCATTGGTATCAAATACCTATAACCATTAATACAAGTGCCAGTATTTCAGAACAAAGTGTCGTTTGTTGGGATAAAGATAAAGAGGACATTTGGGTTAGGGAAAAGGAAAAGGAAAGCATTAAAGAGAATGTTTATTATCCTATGGATACATACTTTAACAAGTGCTTTAATTTCATTGCTGAGAAAGACTTTGTCGGCAATGATGGTAAGAGTTGTATGGTGGGCGGTGTTAGAGCAGAAGAAAGTGTAATTAGAATGGCTTATCTGTCTAAGGGAAATGTTTACAAAGGGGTTACTTGGGGCAAAAATACTAGCAAGAATACAGGCAAAGGCAGGTATGTTTTTTATCCTATTTATGATTGGAGTTATACCGATGTTTGGAAATATATTTATGAAAATCAGATAGAGTATGCTGATTACTATAATTTAATGTTTATGAAGAAAGTTGCAATTCCAGATATGAGGGTGTCTTGTGTATTCCACGAGAATAGCGTTAAAGCATTAGAGTATTTGTCAGAATATGAGCCGGATAATTGGAACAAAATATCAGCACGAATTGTAGGTGCGAACACTTATAAAACCCTCAAGGGCGAAAGTTATACAAGACCAAAAAAGTTGCCTTATATGTTCAATACATGGAGAGATTATTTTTTACATCTTTTAGTTACAGTTATTGAAGGGGAAGAACTTAAAGAAAAGTATGTTGGGATGGGTATGACATTAGAAAACTATATAAGACGAAAGGCTTTAATGTTTACAACAGAACAAAACCGTATTGAAGAAGATGTAGAATATGGTTGGCAGATAGGGGTAAGCACCTTACTAAAGAATGATTATTGTGGAACGCTTATGTCTAATTTCAAGGTTAAGATTTTGCCTTGGTTGGCTAATAAATACGAGGATAGTAAATGAAAAATGAAATAAAGAAAATTATTAAAGACTCGGAATTAGATGATGCGGAAGTAAGAGTTTTACTTACTGAATTAATAAGAGAGTTATCGCCTTATGGAAGTCAGCCTGTTGATTGTATTGAATGGGTTGATATTAACGATGTTGAGGCTAACGATTATAATCCGAATAGTGTTGCCAAGAAAGAAATGGAATTGTTATACAGGTCTATCAAGAAAGACGGTTACACACAGCCAGTAGTTACATTCTACGATAAAGAAAGAAAAAAATATATTATTGTTGATGGATTCCATAGAAGTTCAGTCTTGCGCTCAAGAACGGATATTCGTGAAAGGACTAATGGTATGTTGCCTGTAGTAGTTATTGAAAAATCAGTAGAAGAAAGATACGCATCAACAATAAGACACAATAGGGCTAGAGGTACACACTCTGTTACATCTATGACTTCTGTTGTATTTGGTATGAAAGAAAAAGGATTGAGTGATACCGAAGTAGCAAATGAATTAGGAATGGAAGATGAAGAGATTGTAAGGTTGACGCATATTGGTGGTTTCTCTGCTTTGTTTAAAGATGCCGAGTATTCTAGTAGTTGGGCTACTTACGGTCAGTTAATGGAAAAGAAGAGGTATTTAGAAGATGGAGATTAAACAATTATCAACAGATAGCATTACAGGCTATGAAAAGAACTATAGAACGACTACAGAAAAAGGTGTTGAGGCATTAAAGCGTTCTATTGACTCAGTTGGGTTTGTTGTACCTATTGTCATAGATAAAGATAATGTCATAATATCAGGACACCTAAGACTTGCGGTTGCTAAAGAAATAGGCATGGAAGAAGTGCCTTGCGTATTAGCGGATAATCTCACAGACAAACAAGTTAAGAAGTTACGGTATCTTGATAATGAGGTTCATAGGTTATCTAAATGGGATGACGCGCTTTTAGCCGATGAAAAAAGATGGTTAGAGTTAATGTCAAAAGATGACGGATGGGAATTCATTAGTAATTTGTTTGGTGAGTCCGTATTAAATAACTATAAGATTGATGACATTATTGTTACATCAGACAGTATTTTAAAAAAACAATCTGATATGCAAAAACAATTTACTGAGAGAGCAACCGCAAAAACAATAACAACAGAAAGAAATGTTGGTGGTAAGTTAGTTGCTCAACATATATGTCCTAATTGCAATAAAGAAGTATTTACAGGAATAAAATGATAACAAACATAAATGCTTTAGATATAGTTCCGTATGGGAAAAACCCTAGATTAAACGGAAAGACAGTAATAGCACTAAAGGCGATTATAGAAGAGTATGGTTTTTTAGTACCATTGACTGTAACTAAAGATTACACGATAATAACAGGACACTCAAGATATGAGGCAGGTCTTGGTTTAGGAATGACAGAGTTCCCTTGTATTGTTTTAGATATATCAGAAGATAAGTCTAGGGAGTATAGACTTGTAGATAACAAGATACAAGAATATAGCATTACAGATTATATTAAATCGGAACAAGAGTTAATATCTATAAGTGGTGGCGATGAATTCTTTAAAGCGATGTTTAATATAGGAGAATTAACAAAGGATGATGTTATATTAAATAAAGGCATAATAGAGCCTATTGTTGAAGATAAGGAAGAAGATTCAAAGGTTGAACTTTTGTGTCCTTATTGTTACCATCAATGGACGGAAATAGACACTTAAAAAAAGACACTTAAAAAAATACGGAGTATTGGATGAGTAAACAGTTAAATAAGACCAAGATAGCAAAAGAGGCTATGATAAGCGCATTAGAGGCTAATTTAGGCGTTGTTACTATATCGGCTAACGCTTGTGGCGTGTCGAGAAAAACGCATTATATGTGGCTAAATAAAGACTCTCAGTACAAAGAAGAAGTTGAAAGTATTAGAGGTATCGCAATAGATTTTGTAGAAACTAAACTTTTTAATAGAATTAAAAATGATGATACAACTTCAATAATCTTTTATTTAAAGACTCAAGGAAGGAACAGGGGTTACGTTGAACGACAAGAGATGGATATTGATGGTAGTATGAATCTATCTGTTGAGTTCGTAGAGCCTTGAAGAAAAAGCCTAGTGTACAGATACCAAATAAATTCAAGCCCTTGTGGAAACCAAAAAGATACAAGGTTTATTATGGTGGTAGGGGTGCAGGTAAATCATGGAGTTTTGCACTAACACTTTTACTTATGGGGGTGAAGAAGCCCAAACGAGTATTATGTACTCGTGAAGTACAAGGCTCAATGAAGCAATCAGTACACAAGTTGTTATCCATGTGTATTGATAATCTAAAATTAGGTAATTTCTATAGAATCACTAGAGAGGGAATATACGGCAGGAATGGAACAGAGTTTATATTCTATGGATTAAAGCACGACCCAATGCAAATCAAGTCTCTTGAAGGTGTGGATATATGTTGGGTGGAAGAGGCGCAGAAGATTAGTAATGAGTCTTGGGATATTCTAATACCAACTATCCGTAAAGACGGTTCTGAGATATGGGTATCATTTAACCCGAACTTAGAGTCAGACCCAACTTATGTAAAGTATGTAGTGAATGAGCAAAGGGATAACTCATTGATTGTTAAAGTAAATTACTGGGATAATCCTTTTTTCAGTAATGAACTACAAGAAGAATTAGAATATCAGAAGGAATTAGATTACGATGATTACTTGCATATTTGGGAAGGGCATTGTAAAACAGCATCAGACTCACAGATATTTAGAAATAAGTTTGTGGTTGAGGACTTTATTTCACCGGAAAATGTTGTATTCTTTTTTGGTTTAGACTGGGGTTTCTCACAAGACCCTACAGCAGTAATGAGGTGTTTTATCATAGATAATGACTTATATATTGATTACGAATGTGGCGGTACACAGGTAGAGTTGGATAGCACTTATAAACTAATTGATGCCATACCAGAATCAAAAAGATATACAATACGAGCAGACTCAGCGAGACCTGAGTCGATTAGTTTTGTTAAAAGGCAAGGTTATAGAATAGAAGCAGTACACAAATGGGCAGGTAGTGTAGAGGATGGAATAGAACATATTAGAAGTTTCAAAAAGGTTCATATTCATACCCGATGTATGGAAACAGCAAGTGAGTTTGTGAAATACAGTTATAAGGTTGATAGAGTCACCGGAGATATATTGCCTCAAATAGTAGACGCCCACAATCATTATATAGATGCGCTAAGATATGCATTACAACCAATGATTAAGCAGTTGGGTAAACCTAAATTAGCACGAGTAATAGGAGTATAGCAATGGGAATTGAAAGTAAGCATCCGTACTATGTAGAAGCGGTTGAACAATGGGAAAGAATCAGATGTTCGTATAAAGGTAGTGATGCAGTTAAAGAAAAGGGTGAGGCATATCTACCCAAACTAGGCGGTTCAACAGATGATGAATATACAGCCTACAAACTAAGAGGCGTTTATTACAATGGCATAGAACGCACAGTCAAAGGATTAATTGGTGCGGTGATGAGGATTGACCCTATTGTTGAAGTGCCTAAGAAGTTAGAGCCATTACTTGAAGATATTACTGGAACAGGTGTTCCATTTAAAGATTTTGTATCTTATATGCTGTCTGAACAATTACTTATGGGTAGGCAAGGAATACTTGTAGATAGGGATGAAGTGCGACCTTATTTAACAGGTTACTCAACAGAGCAAATAGTTAATTGGCTTGACGATAGAATTATTATCGAAGAGACTTACCGTAAGATTAATGCTAATGACCCTTACCAGTCAGAATACGATACTCAGTATAGGGAGTTAATAAAAGAGGGCGAAGGCTATATTGTTCGTATATGGCGTAAGGTTAAAAAGGATTGGGCTATTGTAGAAGAGTTGTTCCCCTCAAAACTTGGTAAGTCATTAGATGAGATACCGTTTATTAGTTTGAGTGGTGATGGTTTTAATTTAGAGCCTTCTTCACCCCCTATGTTAGCGTTAGCAGATACAGGATTATCTATGTACCGTACAAGTGCTGACTTAGAACACGGAAGGCATTTCACAGCATTGCCTACGCCTTATGTAACTGGAATTGATGATACTACTGAATTGAAGATTGGTTCAGGTTCAGCATGGATATTACCGGATTCATCAAGCAGAGCAGGTTACTTAGAATTTAGTGGTCAAGGGCTACAGGCATTAGAAACGGCTATGGAAGAGAAACGCTCTATGATGGCTAGTCTTGGCGCACAGTTATTACAATCTCAAAAGGCAGGTGTTGAGTCTGCTGATTCTGTTCGTTTACGCCAGAACGCAGAGGCTTCAACATTAATCAGTGTGGTTAAGACAGTAGAACGAGCAATACAATCTTCATTGCAAACTATGGCAGAATGGGAAGGTCTTACAGAGGAGGTTAAAGTTATATTAAATACAGACTTTGTAGATACAAAGATTAACGCTCAAGATATGACTTCATTGATGGGTGCTTGGCAGTCAGGGGCTATTAGTCATGATACTTTCTTGTTCAATATGAAGAAGGGTGAGATACTACCACCTGAGACAACTATTGAAGATGAGAAGAGTTTAATTGATGTGCAGGTTGGCGATGTGGATTTCTCTGGTCACTAAATGTCAGTCAATGATAAGATACTGGATGAGATAACAGGACACTCAGTCGATTTACAAAGACTTGAAACTACTGTTAAGAAACGTGTACTCAAGCAACTTAAATCACTTGAATCGGAACTGGTAGATGAAATTAAGAAATCTACCGTATGGGGTGCGAAGATGCCCCAAACTAAAAAGAAGAGGCTCAAGGTTTTGCTTACACAGATTCGTGAGACCATTAAAACAGCGTATGTACAAGTTGCGAAGGATAGTCTTACAGAACTTTCTCAAGTGGCTTCATTGGCTGAGGCTCAAGCGGTAGCATCTCTAAACACAGCAATTAGTGTTGAAATAACTTCTACAGTTATGAGCAAGTCTATGTTGAAATCTATAGCGAGTGATACTCTTATAGAAGGCGCACAATCTAAAGAATGGTGGGCTAGAAGAGGTGAGGCATTTAGACTTAGGTTTAGTGATACAGTAAGAAAGGGAATGATGAAGGGTGAAACTACTGATGAGATTATCTCTAATCTGACAGGAACTAAAGTAAACAGATATAAAGACGGTGCGTTATATGCTAATTATAGAAGTGCTGATGCTTTAGTTAGAACAAGTATTCAAGCGGTAGCAAATGAGGCGAGATTACAGACCTACGCAGAGAATGATGATTTAATCAAAGGCATAGAGTGGGTAGCAACTTTAGACAATAGAACATCACCTTTATGTCAAGGCTTAGATGGATTAACGTGGGATAACAACCGTAAGCCTATTGGTCATAATATTTTGTGGCCGGGAACAACGGCTCATTGGGGATGTCGCTCAACTCAAGTACCGATTATTAAAAGTTGGAAAGAACTGGGGGCTAAAGGTAAGTTTAAAGAAATACCTGAAAGCACTAGGGCTAGTATGGATGGTCAAGTATCCAAAAAGCAAGGCTATGAAAAGTGGTTAGGAAGTAAATCAAAGAAATTCCAAGAGGATGCCCTAGGGGTAGGGAAAAGGAAGTTATGGAAAGAAGGAAAACTAGGGTTTAGTGATTTAGTTGACCAGAGTGCCAACCCATTAACACTTGAACAAGTAACAAATAAACTTAAAAGAAAATGACTTTCAATTATCTTTGGTTTATGTAAAATAACAGTTGTCAGAGACAATACAATTATTCGGAGAATAACATGAGTGAAGTACAAGAAGAAGTAATAGAAACTAAAACATATTCAGAGGAAGAGTATGGAAACCTTAAAACAAAGTTAGATGAATTTCGTTCTAACAATGTAACCCTTCTAAAGAAACAAGAAGATTTAGAAACAAAGTTTAATGGCATTGATTTAGATTCCTACAACGAGATGATTCAACAGGCTCGTGATTTAAAAGATAAAAAACTAATAGACGAGGGGAAGATTGACGAATTATTAGAGGAGCGTACAAAGAATATGCGCGAAGAGCATAATAAAGCACTTGAAAAAATGGGTGGTGAACAATCACAATTAACTAAGAAGTTAGAGCATTTATTAATTGATAGTGCGGTCAGAGATTCTGCAATTAAGGCAGGAGTTATTGACACTGCGATTGATGATGTTGTATTACGCTCTCAATCTATATTTGCAATTAAGGAAGGAAAGGCTATTCCTAATGATTCAGATGGTAATATTATTTTCGGTAGTGGCAATAGTGACCCAATGAGTGTTGAAGAATGGGTTAAAGGTTTAACAGAGACAGCACCTCATTTATTTGGTGCTTCTACTGGTAGTGGTTCAAAACATGGTTCTAACTTTAATGGTTCAAGTGATACTGTATCGAGAGATATGTTCAATAAGATGAGCCAACAACAAAGAAGTAAATTCTCTATCGATGGTGGTAAAGTAGTCGACAGATAGTAATCCCTATAAAAACTCTCCTCGTTTTTAGCACCTCTTTATTGAGGTGTTTTTTTGTCTGAATAATGGTTGACTTATGTACAAAAGGGCGTATAATAAAAGGTGTAGATAGCGTGAATTCTATTTACATTTTTGACTAAATAAAAGGGGTAAGAAATGGTAATAATTGTAGAGTTTAAGAATAAAAAACTAAAAGAATCGTTCATAGGGCAATTCAAAATTCATGAGAGAAATATGATTTTCAACTCTGGTTCAATCTTAGGATTTAATCAGATTGAGAGAGAGCATTATCTTCACATATACGGAAATAAAGATGTAGTTAAAGTGTATCAGTCTAATTCTAGTTATTCAGTAGATTGGTTGCCGGAATCTAGGGGTAAAGATTGGTTAGAGGATAGATGGTCGTTTTATGAGAAAAATGGTCGTTTCGCTTAGGATAGGAAAACTACCAAAATAAGAGAGGGCTTAATTGCCCTTTTTTTTTGGAAAAAAATGTTTGACACGCCTTAATTTTATGATAATATTGGCACTAAGCAACAGTGTTGCCTAATTTTCTTACTGTGTAGGAATTACAATTAGGGGGCATTTGACTCTCTAATAATTTTAAAATTAAAATAGGAGTCAATAAAATGGCAAATACATTAACAAATCTTGCGGGTGATATTTATAAAGCCGCAGACACAGTTGGTCGTGAACTTGTAGGTTTTATCCCTTCAGTTACTATCAACGCAGGTTCAGAGAGAGCCGCGAAGGGTGATACTATTCGTTCACACTTTACACGTTCAGCAACCGCGGCTAATATCTCAGAGGCAATGACTATTCCGGAAGGCACAGACCAGACGGTAGATAATAAGACGATGACATTATCTAAAGCGAAGTCTGTACAGATTCCAATGACAGGTGAAGATATGATGCACTTGAATAATGGCACAGGCTATGAAACTATCTATGGCGACCAAGTGGCACAGGCTATGCGTGTTCTAGCAAATGAAATCGAAACTGATTTGGCTACTGCCGCTTATCAAGGTGCTTCACGTGCTATTGGTACTGCAGGTACTACTCCATTCGGTTCAAACTTTAATACTATCGCAGAAGCAAGACAAATTATTGCTGACAATGGTGGTGTGACTGGTGATGGTCGTTTGTCTTTAGTAATGAACACATTGGCAGGTACTAATCTTCGTAACCTCGCTCAATTACAGAAAGCAAATGAATCAGGTTCATCTGCCATGCTACGTCAAGGTACTTTACTAGACTTACAAGGCGTTATGATGAAAGAGTCTGCTCAAGTGGTTGCTCATACTAAAGGTGGCGGTACATCATACTTACTAAATGATGCTTCAAGTGCTGTAGGTGATACTACTATTGCGACTGATACTGGTTCAGGCACTATTCTTGCAGGTGATATTATTACTTTTGCAGGTACGACTGATAAGTATGTTGTAAACACAGCATTAAGTGGCGGTTCGTTTGTTATCGGGTCTCCGGGTCTACAAGCCGTGGAAGCAGATAATGATGCTATTACTGTTGGTGCTTCACATACTGCTAATGTTCTATTCCATCAGTCAGCAGTAGAATTAGGCATGAGAGCGCCAGCCGTTCCGGGTGGTGGTGACTTAGCAGAAGATTCTATGCTAGTACAAGACCCACATTCAGGATTAGTATTTGAAATCCGTGTGTATAAAGGCTACCGTAAGCAGATGATTGAAGTCGCTGCTTGTTGGGGTACTAAGGCTTGGAAGCCAGACAACATTGCTATCTTACTAGGTTAAGATTAAATCAAATTGGAGGGGGTTATGTCCTCTCCACCTAATTAGGAGAATTATTATGACTGAGAATAAACCAGTTAAGAAAAAAGCAACTCCAAAGAAAGTAAAATTAGTTAAGATGGAACGAGATGGTCAAACGGCTAACGTACATCCAGACGAAGTAGAAAACTATTCAAAAGCAGGATATAGATAATGGCACTAGATGCGACAGTAAATGGCGCAAGTGCGGATAGTTATGTATCTGTTGCCGATGCGGATACATACCATACAAACCACTTATATGCTACCGATTGGACAGGTGCTACAACTGCCAATAAAGAAATAGCGTTGAAGATGTCGACTCGTATATTAGACGAGAAGGTGGATTGGGTTGGATTAAAGACAACAGAAGAACAAGCCTTGAGATGGGGAAGAAGTGCTGTACTTGATTTAGATGGATTTCAAGTATTAACAACTGTGATACCTGATGCTATTAAAAATGCCACAGCAGAGTTTGCTAGACATTTGATAGGTAGCAATCTGACATCTAATTCGGATAGTAAAGGTATTGAGAGTTTAAGTGTTGGCTCTATTTCATTGACTTTTGATAAGACTGATACAGAGAGCGTGTTGCCTGATATTGTTCAAGAGATGTTACGAGGTTATGGAACAATTCATGCGAGGGCGAAGTTTGGAACAGTTGCAGTAGTGAGAACTTAATGGGATTAAGAAATGCGTTACTTAATGCGGTAAGTTCTGCTATAACCTCAACGGGTGATATAGCGGAATCAATTACATATAGGGTTAAAAGCAATCCTGTGTATGATGTTTATACAGGGCAAATGGCTAATGACGAAACGGATTATACGATTACGGCTATTGTTAGTGTGGCAAGTGAAGATGTTAAGTCTGGGTTAAAGTCTGTGGGGAATACAGGTGAATTAACTGTTATATTCTCAAGTAAAGGATTAGCGTTTACACCTAAGACTGATGATACGATAGTTAGAAGTGCTGAAATTCATACAATTAGTAAAGTGGATAAAGACCCTGCCGGTGCTTCATATACTTTAACAATAAGGAAACTAGGATGAGTATATCTTCATTTGACAATGACATCAAAAGGTTTGCTAAGAAGGCAGGTTTAGAGGTGGATGTTGCCGTTAGAAAAGTTGCTCTTCATGCGTATAAAAGCGTAACTAGTAAAACGCCTGTTGATACAGGTCGTGCTAGAGCGAATTGGAATCTAAGCGTAGGAAATGCTGACAAATCTGTTCGTGGTACAGGATTTCGTAAATCTACAGGTTCACACGTAGATTCATCAACACCCCCTTCATCACCTAAAGCATCAACACCAACATTACAAAAGAGCGATGGATTTAAAACTATTTGGATTACTAATTCCCTTCCATACATCGGATTATTAGAAAACGGTAATAGTAAACAAGCACCTAAAGGCATGGTTAAAATTACTATGAATGAGATTAGGAGTAGTTTTAAATAATGTCATTTGAAAATGAACGATTAGCAATAGAGGATAGATTCGAGGATAATTGGACTTATACCACTATCGCTTGGGAGAATGTAGAATTTGATACACCTAATAATGAGTATTGGGTTAGATTTAATATACTGAATGGTGATGGTGATTATAGAGGTATTGATAATTTAAAACGCCATACAGGCATTATTGTGGTTCAATTATTTGCCCCACGCAATGTAGGAACTAGTACAATAAGGCTGTATGCGGATTATGCTTCATCTTTGTTTGATGGTAGACAGTTTAGTGATGTAGTTTGTGGAGTCGCAAGTATTGAAACAATAGGTACTGATGATATTTGGCATCAGATTAATGTTAATATTCCATACTGGAGAGACGAATGAAAAAAGATATTATTTTATATCCGCCTAACGGTGGTAAAGAAGGTGTAACGCCACACCCTTCAAAGGTTGAAGAAATGAAGGCGGATGGCTGGACTGAGAAGTCTGATAATAAAAAAGTAAAGGAGAATAAAGATGGCTAATCATAAAGGTAGCGAGGGTGTAGCAAAAGTAGGTACATCAACAATCGCAGAAGTAAAAGATTGGAGTATTTCAGAATCAGCAGAGACTATTGATGATACAACATTAGGTGATACAGCACGTACTAAGGCAGTAGGTTTAACATCAGCAAGTGGTTCATTGACTGCTTTTTGGGATGAGACAGATACAGCAGGTCAAGGTGCTATGACTGTAGGTGCAAGTATTACACTAAATCTATATCCAGAAGGTGCTACATCTGGCGATAAATATGCAACTTGTACGGCTTTAATTACTGAAAAAGGTGTGTCAACTTCTTTGGATGGTATGGTCGAAACTTCAGTTAGTTTTGAGGCAAATGGTGCTGTTACTTGGGCTACGGTCTAGTGGGAATTTTAGATAACGCAATTAGTCATTTCGATAAACTAGAGACTAGATTAATCGAAGTTGAAGAATGGGATACTGTTATCTATTGTACTCCGTTTACTATGGCTGAGAAAAAGTCACTTTGGAAATTTGCCAAAGGCGATGATTTTGAATTCATGGTAAGAACTTTAATCTTAAAGTCATTGGATAAAGACGGCAATAAAATGTTTGATATATCTGACAAAATTAAGTTAATGAGTAATGTTTCACCAGATGTAATTACAAGAGTTGTAGGCGAAATATCAGCCTCTCAATCCATTGAGGAACAAGAGGGAAACTAAAAAGCGATTCCGAGTTACACGCAAAGTACGCACTTGCGAATCGCTTACACAAGACTGTTTATGAAATAGAGAGAATGACAGTAGATGAGTTTCATGGTTGGATAGCCTACTTTAAATTAGAGGGTAAAGATGGCAACTAATCAAGTAGCACATTTAGGAATTAAGGTTAGCGCAAAGGGTGTTGAGAAAGCCAAAGCCGGTATTAAGGGAATTGGGAATGTCGCCAAGCGTGTAAAAGACCAGATATTCTCACTTAATGGCGCAATGGGTGCGTTAGGCGCAGGGGCGGTGATGAAATCCGTCATTAAAAGTGCGTCAGGTTTAGAGAGCCTTAAAGTACGTCTTAAATTCTTGACAGGCAGTGTACAGGATGCCGGTAAGGCGTTTGATACTATGACAGGGTTCGCTTCTAAAGTGCCATTCGCACTAGAGGATATTCAGAAAGCATCCCCACTTCTATTAACAGTTACAGATGATATTGATGAGTTAAACGGTCTATTAGAGATGACCGGTGATATTGCCGCAGTATCAGGTCTTGATTTCGTTAAAACAGCAGAACAATTACAAAGAGCAATGGCAGGTGGTATTGCTAGTGCTGACTTATTCCGTGAACGAGGTGTAGCCGCCTTTTTAGGATTTGAGCAAGGTGTTCAGATGTCTGGAGAAGAAACAAGCAAAGCATTAAAAGAAATGTGGGAGAACAATACAACCACAGCAGTAGGTGCTACTAAGGAATTAGCCAAGACATTCCAAGGTCAAGTATCAATGATGGAAGATGCTTGGTTCAAGTTAAAGATTCAATTTGCCGATACAGGTATTTTTCAAATGGCTAAGGATGTTGTTCTTGATATAACAGAGTCATTAGGTAAGCCGGAAAATATCAATGCTGTTAAAGAGTTTGGTAAAGGTGTAGTTAGTGTTGGTAAGGCGATGGGCGTTGCTCTAAATGCTTTAATGGGTTTACCGCCTTGGATTTTAGAGGTTGGTGTTGTAATGGCGTTCTTAGGTGGCAAGAAAGCCAAGTTGGTTGTGGCAGGTATTGCAGCCCTTTCATGGGGCATTGGTGAACTTGGAAAAGCAATTAGTGAGGTTTCGGGCGGTGCTAAAAAACCAACAACTGAGTTAGTTGATATTTTTGGCGAAGGAAATGAGAAGGTTAGAGCGTGGCGTTATGAGATTAAAAAACTTGGAGACCAAGCAAAGATACTAAGAGAAACAGGAATGTTTGACGGTCAGGCAGTGGAGGCTAAAGACCAACAACAAATATTAAATGCTTTATCTTTTTCTATGGCTCAGATGGCTCAACAGGCTGAAGAGTTAAAAACTAGATTACAGGCATTAAGAACTCCACTTGATGATGTAACAGTTTCAACTAAAACAGAAGTGTTCAATGTTTATGACTTTGCTAAAGGTGGGGAAGCAGATAGTAGGCTTAAAAAGTTTACCAAAACAATGGATTCGTATAAAAACTCAATACTGAAAATAACCAACGTAATGACCCCATTACAAAAGTTAGAAAAAGAACGCGATGATATTATTGAGAGATTCAATGAGGCATATCGAAACGGGATTATCTTAGATGTGGAGAAAGCCTCTGGAATTAAAGAAGTAAATTCCGAATATCAAAAAGCCGTTAAGTTTATGGAAGATGCTAAGATAGAGGAAGTGGTACAAAAGTTAGCACAAGGTATGGAAGATTCTATTACCGATGCCATTATGGGAATGACAAATGGTCTCAATTCGTTTAAAGATATTGCTCGTAGTGTATTTAATGAAATATTATCTCACTTTATAAGGATGCAAGTTGTTAAACCTTTGCTCGGTATGTTTGGTATGGGTGGTGGTTTTACTGGTAATTTAAGTAGTGTTGTTAATGGGGTTAGTAACAATATGGCGGTAGCAGGGTTTGCTAGTGGTGGTCGCCCACCCGTAGGTAGAGCATCGTTAGTTGGAGAAAAAGGTGCTGAATTATTTATTCCGGATAGAGCAGGAACTGTAGTACCTAATCATCAGTTAAACACATCAACAGGTGAGGTTAGGAATGTAACTGCTGAAATAAACTTTAATGTTCAGGCTATTGACGCCTCAAGTTTCAATAATTATCTTGTGAATAATAGAGGCACGATAGAAGGAATTATCAATGCAAGTTTAGTTAACAATGGTTCGGTTAGAAGGACAGTTAAGCAGGTTATATGAATAATCTTACAACTACCGTTATGGCTAATCATAGCCATATAAAGGTGCAGGAATGGCATAAGCAGGGCAACGCTTTAGAATTCAATTCTGGAAAGAATCAAAGGATTATTAGTACATCAATTCCGGCTATTGAAATGACAGTAACTTATAAAGGTTTGAATAAAACGAAGTTTGATGCTTTAGTTAGTGCTTATGAGTCTAATCATTCTAATACGGTTATTATAGATACTGATGATATTCACGATTTAAGAGATACTACTATAGGGTTAAATGCTTCTGTTTGGGTGTTTAAAGAATTTAGATTCACAGTAATTGCACCTCAAATTTATAGTGGAACAATCAAATTAGTAACATCGGTTTTCTTTGATTATACTGAGTATCAAAGTGCCTTTAGTCAGTCATCTAGTTATACGCCAGTTACTTCTACAGATACATCATTTACAACGGTGTTAAGTAGCGCACAGCCACACAAGGTAGAGTATGGGTATATAACAAATTCAATTTTCTCTAGCATAGGTTCGTCTGCTAGGCATATTAAAGATAAAGACGCATTGAGAAAAAAGTGGAAACTGTCTTGGCTTTTGAGTGAAACTGACTTCTTAGTCTTATTAACCTTTTATCGTAAAAAGGCAGGAATTATGGGTTCGTTTGGTATGCCAGTAGAGGGTGCTAATAGTCTAGGAAGTGGTGGAAAGCATAAGGCTTACTTCTTTCAAGATTCGTTTAAGTATGATAAGAGACTGGATGGAATTTATATTTGTAATGCCGATATTGTGGAATTAATGTCATGAGTAAAACGATAACTACAAATGTTAGAAATGATGATGCCTTTGGCTTGTTACATTTGTTTGAATTTGATATGTACACTTTAGCCGGTGTGTTTGATTCTACTCTGTATTTTACAGACCATGATATATTTGTGTATGACGGAACTAATGAATACACGCCAATACCTATAACCTTTGATAAATTGAATGAGGATTTTTCTATGCAATCCGATAGTATTAATGTTGTGATTGATAATATTAACGGTGCATTAACAACAACTGCGTTGGCTAAAGAATGGAGAAACAATAGATGTCAGATTGTTAGAGTAATGTTCACACCACCTGCACAAACTGTAGGCTCAGATACATACGAATTTGGTGTAGCGGATAATGGAACAACTACTTATCCTCGTTTAGAACTTAGTGGTTTGACTAAAGACACCTACACTTTATTTGAAGGAGTTATTGATACATTCTCAGCATCATCACAAACATTAAATGGGGTACTGACTACACAATTTACGCATTGGTCTAAGCCATATCCTGCTAGAACATACAATCAGAACGAATTTACTACGATTGTAGATGCCATTAATGACGTGGTTTATTGGGGTAGGCAGAATGACTAATTGCTTTACTGTTGTCATTAAGTATTTGAATATTAGGTTTGTTCTGCCAAATGGGTGGAATCAATATACACTTGATATAGGTGACATGGATTTGTATGTTAAAAATGAAAAACGGTTTTTAGCCAAGAAAGAACACATTGGTTTTTTTAAGAGTTTTTGTACTCACATTAAAGACAAAAATGATATTGTAAAGGATGATATAGTTCTTACTAGGAGGTCAGTTGGGGTCTGTATAAATCAATTCACTTATTGGGTTTACAATGAAGATTTAGGTCGTGTAGTGCATAAACAGTTAGACAAGGGATGTTTGATAATGAGGGTTAATAATGGGTGATTCAGTAAAAGCCGCAATTGGTTTAGCAATAGTAATATTTGCACCTCAATTAGCCGCTATGGCGTTAGGAGCAGGTGCTACGACTACGGCTATATATTTAGCAACAGCCGCCATTACATTAGTGGGTTCATCTATTGCCGGTTCAGCATTAGCCCCTGAGGTTGGTGATATTAGTGGAGTTGATGCCTACGCAGGAATGAAACTTCAGACACAGAAATCAAACGTAGCACCTGTTGCTGAAGTGTATGGATATAATCGTTTAGCAGGTAATATTATTTATCAGAAAACTAATGGGTCTGTAAATTCTGATACTACTACTAAAGGATACAATAGAGATTATTGGGGTATTATTGCTATAGCAGGACACCCCATTGAAGATATAACTGGTATTTTTGCCGGAGATATTACTTTAACTGCCGGAACTGGTAATATATTCACATCTACTTATGTTCATGTTAATTGGTATGATGCTTCATCAAGTGCTACAAATGTACAAGCGGTTGATTTTGTTACTAATAGTGCCGGTAGTACATCAACAGGTGCTACTTTAAGTTTAGATAGTGTAAATATACCTGCCGATACTGCTTTTTTAGCAGTACATCAAGTGTATGACGGTGAAAACAACTTAAATACATCTATGCACAATCTGACTGTTTTAATTAAAGGTAAGAAGATTAGATTGATTACAAGTGCTACCGCTATAGGTACGACATTAACATATACAACTAATCCGGCTGAAGTTGTATTAGATTTATTATCTGATGGATTAAGTATTCCTGATGCTGATATTGATATATCTAGTTTTTACCAATCCAAGACAGATTGTTCTAATAATGGATGGACTGTAAATACTGCTACAGTTCAACAAGCAAATATTCAATCTATTATTGAAGATGTATTATCAACTTGTAGAGGACAGATTGTTCATTCTGAAAATAAATGGAAGTTAAAGATTGATACAAAATCACAGACTTTAGTAGACACTTTAACGGATGATGATTTTATAGGAAATTCATTAAGTATTTCTATGAAAGGAAACAGAGATATTGCTAACAAGATAATATTTAAGTATATTAATCCAACAGACGAGTGGTTATCTGCTCAGAAGGTGAGAGAAGATACAACTTTACAGACATTAGATGGTCAAACTTTAGAGAAGATACTAGATTCTAAAGGTGTAACGAGTGATACACAGGCTGATGAGTTAGCAGAAATTGCTTTAAACGCAACGAGATATACTGAAGATTCTCTTGGAAATAGGGTAAAACAGACACCATTAGCGGTAAGTTTTGCTACGACAGTTAAAAACTCACATTTAGAAGTTGGAGATGTTATAGCAATTACACATGATATTCTTGATAGGACTAGAAAGTTTGTTATACTTTCATTAGAAACAGACCAAAGCGGTTTAATTCAAGTATCTGGTCGTGAGTATGCGGAGACACACTATAAGAATACTTCTGGTGTTTATTTAATATGAGGTAATTATGGCTTATTATAAACCGATTAAATTAGTAAAAGGGGATGACCTGCCAGAGTTGGAGATTATCCTTAGGGATAGTAATGTTGCCGGTACTGGTAAAACATTAGACATTACAGACCCTACGACATGGAATCCAATTGATTTAACTAATGTTACAGCCGTGAAATTAAAGTTTAGAGAGATAGACACACTAACCCCTCTAACTACTATTTTGTTTACTAGAATTGCACCTTATATAGATGGTCGAATAGCGTTACAATGGGGTTTGACAGACTTAGATGTTACTGGTGATTATGAGGCTGAAATTGAATTAACATATGATAGTGGCAGGGTTATGTCAGTACCAGACTTGCTCAAATTTGATATTAGGAGTGATTTTTAATGGCTATTAGAGCAACCATAACGTATGTAAAGGTTGAGGCTATTGATTTCCGTTTAGTGGCTGAAAGTCCGCATAGATGGTTTACTGATACTGTGACTTTAAGTGAGATAACATTGTTATCAACAGGTAAGGGTATTCCAGATTCGTTTACATTTACTGACACTACGGCTTTACATCCATCAAAGGTATTAACTGGTGATTCGGTTACTATGTCAGACACAGTGGTAAAACTGGTTTCTTATAACTTACCAATAACAGATGCCTTTACATTAGATGATTCTGCTCAGATTGATAAGGATACTTATAAGAATAAGACTAATTATGCGTTCATGACAGATGAAGCGTTGTTCGCTCTAAGTAAGTCTTTACCTGACGGAATTACTATTGGCGACTCACTAGGGATATTATTTGAAAGACCGGTAACTGGCGATTCAATTTCATTTACAGATTCAGAAGTAAAAAGTTTAGGAAAAAATATTACTACAGATTCAGTAACATTTACTGATACAGACAATTATAATCTAAGCAAGGTAGAGGGTGATTCGTTTACAATGGGTGAATCACATGGAAAAACTATAGCAACGGTGTTGGCTTCTGCTTTTACTTTGGATGATTCCGCTTTAATCGATAAAGATTATTATGGGGTCAAAGGAAATGTGTTCAGTTTTTCTGATAATGTGGTAGTGAGCAGGACATTTGGAAGGGCATTAGGAAATCCTATGCTTAATACTTATACTTTAAATTAGGAGTACGAAAATGATAAACGATGGTTTAAAATTAACAGGCGCATTAGAAATCGCCATTAACGATGAAGTGGTACAAAAAACAGAGAATCTTGTAGTAACAGCAGGTAAGAATTGGGTGGCTTCAAGAATGAATGATGCCAATACTGTTATGACTCACATGGCGATTGGAACAAATGATACGACAGAAGCCCCAGGTCAGACTACTTTGGTAGCCCATCTTGATAGAAATTCTCTAACAAGCACAACTGTATCAACTAATACTATTCAGTATGTCGGCACTTGGGCTGCAGGTGATGGCACAGGTGCTATTAAAGAGGCGGGTATTTTCAATCATGCCACAACAGGCGATATGTTGGCTAGAACTAAATTTAGTGTTGTCAATAAAGGTGTTTCAGATTCAATGACAATTACTTGGACTATCACAGTATCTTAATTTGAGAAGATTATAGGAGGTCAGTATGGCTGTAAAATTCAGTAACAATGCCGGTACTACCCTATCGGCAGGTATATCGGCAGGTGCTACATCTTTTTCGGTTGTTTCGGCAACGGGATTTCCTACACTTGGCGGTAGTGATTGGACTTATATATCCTTAACTAATGAAGTAGTTAAAGTTACGGCTATATCAGGCACTACATTTACCTGTGTCGCTACTTCAGGCGCACATTTGGCTAGTGCTACAGTCGAGTTAAGAATGACAACAGAGTTGTTAAATGATTTCGCTGAAGATTTAGAGGCATTACCAATAACAGGTGGTGCTTTAACTGGTGCGGTAACAACTTCATCTACATTTGATGGCAGAGATGTTGGTACAGACGGAACAAAACTTGACACCATAGAAAGTAGTGCTAAAGATGACCAAACTGGTGCTGAAATTAAGACCTTGTATGAAGCCGAGTCAAACGCTTACACAGATACTAAAAATACCAAGTTAAGCGGTATTGCCACATCAGCAAATAACTACAGCCATCCGAATCACTCAGGGGATGTAGTTTCCGCATCAGATGGAGCAATGACTATTCAAGCAGGTGCAGTAGATATTGCAATGTTATCTGCTACTGGTACAGCAGGTGCTACTAAATTCCTTCGAGGGGATAATGTTTGGGAGGCACTATCAGGTGCTTCATTATCAGCAGGTGACACGTTTGATAATCCAAACAATATAAGTACAAATCAAACCAACACTTTAGTTTCCACGAAAAACTATATGTTGATAGGTGATATAACGGTATCAGATGGTGTTACTTGGACAGTAGATGGTACAGGTGAAATAGATATTATATAATAAGGAGAAAACGATATGGCTAGTACAATTACAGTCGATAAAATTAAAGGTGGTACAAGCGGTGTCGCCTTCACCTTGCCTACAGCAGATGGCTCGGCAGGACAGTTATTAAAAACAAATGGTAGTGCGGTATTAGGTTGGGCAACCGATGTAGATACCGGAATCACAAGTGTTGCGGCAGACACAACCCCACAGTTAGGTGGTGATTTAGATGTTAATGGTCAAGATATTGTATCTACGGCTAATGCAGATATTGATATAACCCCTAATGGCACTGGTAGTGTGGTGCTAGATGGACTTAAATATCCTCAAGCAGACGGTACTGCTAATTATGTATTAAAGACTAACGGCTCGGCTCAGTTATCTTGGGTGGCTCAGACTGACACAACCTATACCGTGGGCGATGGTGGTTTAACCACAAATGACTTTACTAACGCTGACCATACTAAATTAAATGCTATTGAGGCTAGTGCTGACGTAACAGATACACTTAATGTAACATCAGCAGGTGCGTTAATGGATAGTGAATTAGCCGGAATTGCAGCGGTAAAAGCAACCACGGGTACATTTTTAACAGCAGACCAAACTAAATTAGATGGTATTGCTACCAGTGCTAATAACTACTCTCACCCTTCGTCAGCCGGTGATAAACATATCCCGTCAGGTGGTTCAACAGGTGATTTCTTAAAATACAGTGCTTCGGGTACTGCTGTTTGGTCTGTAGATAACAATACGGTTTATACTCATCCTAACCACTCAGGAGAAGTAACTTCAACTGCTGATGGAGCAACAGTTATTGCTGGTAATGTAGTTGATGAAGCCAACCTTAAAGTATCAAACGCACCTACTAATGGTCAGTTTCTTTCTGCTCAAAGTGCTAATTCAGGTGGAATGACTTGGGCTACTGTAGATACAGACGCAACAATGGGTGGCGATATAAGCGGTACTGCTAGTAATGCTCAACTAGTTGCTAATTGTGTGACAGCAACAGAGATTGCGGCTGATGCGGTGGGTTCTTCTGAGATTGCGGCAAACGCAGTTGATACATCAGAGTTGGCAACTGGTTCTGTCACATCTGCCAAATGTTCCACAGGTATAAACGGATTTGGTACTAGAACAGTATCAACAAGTTCCGCTTCAGGTGGTTCAGATGGTGACGTTTGGTATAAATATTAAGGAGATATAGAATGAAAGCAATAACAGTATCACAAAACGGAGAGATAATCATTAATGGTACTCCCGTAAACTCAATCGAGGGATTAGAATTCCCCTACTTATACTTAAATTATGAGCCGGATAACGGTAATATGTTTAAGTTTACTAAAAACAAAGAAGGTGATGTTGTTAGAGTTGATTTAACGTCAGAAGAACAATCCGCTTGTAAAGTTTTATCTAATGCGTTTATTCCTATCATTGAGCCAGAGCCAGTAGTCGAGGCGACTGTAGAGCCTGTATTTGGGCATAAGGTATCTGAAGATGGACGCTACGAAGGGCATACGGAATTATCGGCAGGTGATACTCAAGCAGATAGTGAGCCACCAAAAAGTGATTTCCTTAGTGAGTTCGGGGTTGTACAAAGATGGGATGGAACTGCGTGGAAAATTGAGGGCGGATATACTGCGGAGCGTTTGAATCGATACTTATCAGAGGTGGGTATTACTGACCAAGTAGCATCTTTAATGAACGCTGTAACTGCCTTGAGCAATGGAGACGCAGTTTCGGCTGAGTTTACAGACCTAGTAGCGAAAGTTAATAAAATTAAATCAGATATACCAAAGGGGTAATCTATGAGTTTACACGCGAAAACAAGTGGCGTATGGAGAACAATAACCACTGCCTATGTAAAAGCATCTTCAGCATGGAGGTCGTCTAGTGTTTATATTAAACACGCAGGTGCATGGCGTGAAGTTCATGTGGGCTACCCCGGACCCGGAAGTTCGACATACAATGGTGGCGGAAACTTTACAGTTCCGCTAGGTGTTACAAGTGTCTCTGTGACATTACAAGGTGGTGGCGGAGGTGGCGGTGGCGGTGCGCGTGGAGTACAATACGATAACAACACTGGAGGGTCAGGTGGCGGAGGCGGAGGCGGTGTTGGAACAGTTAACGCAAATGTGGCAGTAAATGGTGGTTCGACATTTGGTGTAGCAATATCGGGCGCAGGTGGCTTTGGTAATGGAGGCAATTCAGGCGGTTCAGGCGGTTCAGGTAATGGTGGTAACGGTGCAGGTTCTACGTATGTAGGTAATATTGCAACATCTTCGGGAGCAGGAGCAGGTGCTAAAGGAAACATTGGTAGAGGTACTTTAGCCGGTGGTGCAGGTGGTAACGGTGTCAGTGGCGGTCAGAATGGCTCTCAAGGTGGCACGGCTTATGCGAATGGTAATAGTAGTAATGGCGCAAGTGGAGGTTCAGGCGGTTCAGGTGGTTACGGTGGCGGTGGAGGTGGCGGTTCAGGTAATCCTAGTAATGGTAATTCAGGTAGTAATGGTGGTAACGGCAGAGTGACGATAAGTTGGTAAAGACTTTTGTAGAAGTAAATCATGGTTTTGTTCGTTGTGTTTTAGAGGGTGTAGATAATCCACCCTACGGAATGGTTGGTGTTGAATTTGTAGATATTACAGATTTACCCGACCCGCCTAAAGTTGGTTGGTTGTATGATGCAGGGTCTCAAGAGTTTTCCCCAAATCCTTATGGAGCAGACCCGTACCATCCTGAAATGATAGAAGAGGCTTGGAGATTAGTAAGAAATTCAAGAGGGGTCATGTTAAATATGAGTGATTACACTCAGATGCCAGACTTCCCCAACTGGATTTTGAAAAGAAAGTATAAGATATACAGACAGTCCTTACGCGACCTGCCTATTTTTTTTGATGACCCTTATACAGTGGAATACCCTGCTGAACCCAAAATATCTAATTTGACAACAATAGAGAGGTTATGGCTTGTTTGGAATGAATTTAGAGAATCGCGTATTAGAAGTAGAGGATAGTAAGGTCAACTTCTGTCAACAGGAGTTTATATTCGATTTTTGTAAAAACAGTAAGTACACTTTTGGTCATTCTTCTAGTACGAACTCTTCTGATATGAGTAGGTTTGTTTGTAATTTAACTAATGAAGAATTTAAACAACTTGAATTAAGTGATATACTAGACGATATTGCCGATAAGCATGGATTAGGTAATATCGAAATATTAAGGTCATACATTAATGTATATAACATGACAACACATCTTAGCGCACACTCTGACGACCAACAGGATGATACGTTCACATTCTTATATTACGCTAATCCTACTTGGCATCCTGATTGGGGAGGGGAAACAGTTTTTTATGACGCAAAACAAGAAGAAATTATAAAATCCGTTATACCAAAAGCAGGTCGTATATCTGTGTTTACCTCTACTATTCCACACGCATCAAGACCGCCCACAATATCCGCACAACAACAAAAATTTACTGTCGCTATTAAAGCAAGGAAACTTAAATGACTGAAAGTTATAATGAGTTCATAGGAATTTACGCTGATTGTGTACCTAAAAAACTGTGTAAAGAGATTATCGATGCTCATACTAAAATGGCATTAAAAGGTAATGCGTGGGCAGGTTCTACAGGTTCGGGAGTAGATAAGACTATAAAGAACTCCACTGATGTAGATATAAGTAGATTTACAAAGTTTGATAGTCTAGTACAGAATGTCAACTCACACTTACAAGAGGCTTATGACTTATATAGAGATAAGTATTTTTATGTTGATAGTTTACAACCGCATAAAATAAGCACTTATCAAGTACAAAAGTATTCTAAGGATGAGAAGTCTGGGTACTTTAACTTTCATTGTGAAGCGAATAATATGCAAACCGCCCACCGTGCTATGGTTTATATGGTTTACTTAAATGACATAGCGGAGGGAGGCGAGACAGAATTTATTTACCAAAATGCCCGAATACAACCCAAACAAGGTACAGTAGTTTATTTTCCTCCATCTTGGACACATACTCATAGGGGCAATCCTGTATTCTCTAATCAAGATAAGTATATTATGACAGGATGGTTAGAGTACGGCTGTGGGTAATAAGGCTAAAGTAGTAGGTTGGTGTCCTTGGTTCGATTCCAGTACAGGCTTAGAGATGTTGGTAGAGCCTATGGAGTCTTTATACGATAAATACATGAAAGGGCATAAGTATAATTACAATAAGTGTCCTTCGGCTAATGAAGTATTTAAAAATACTTACGTGCTTACATCCCCGTTTGATGCTCACTTTGAGTTAGATTTAGAAAATAATAAAATTCATTTATTTAGAAAATCAAAAAACCTACCTGCTGATTTTTTTCATTTAAGAGAGGATGAATATGGCGAAAATGACGACCCTATTATGTCTATTAATTACCCCATGCTATTCGCTACAGAAGATAAAGGTATTGATTTAAGGATTACTTCGCCTCATTTTGAACCTATTGGTTCAGCGCCTTTAAGGATAATACCCGGAAGAATTCATATATCAGATTGGTGGCGACCTGTAGATATTGCTTTCCAAGTTCCTTCTAAAAAAGAGATTATCAAAATTAAAAGAGGCGACCCCTTATTATATGCAACATTCTCTACGGCTGTGCCGGAGGATGTCATTGAACTAAAAGAAATTGAACTCACTACAGACCTGAAGGATTATATTCACTCTTCAGTTAGGTTCAAGTGGTATCATCCGCGGTGTCCTTTATCAAAACTATACAAATTCAGTCGGATATTTACTAAAAAAGGAAAGAGACCGAAACTAAAATTTATAGACGAAAGATAACATTATGATAGAATGGTCGAAAAATAACTATACTAGGAGTAGTGTATCGAACTATCTGAGATAATTTTAACGCTAGTCGGAATACTATCAGCAGTAACAGGTGGGGTAGTTAAGTCATTAGTGGCTGACTTAAAAGATGTTGAGAAACAGATAAATGCTTTACCAAAGGAGTATGTAATGAAGTCAGAGTACCACGATGATATTAAGGAAATAAAGCACATGATTGGAAAGTTGTTTGATAAGGTTAATGAGAAATAATGCCATTATGTATAGGCGATTGTTGGATTCTTTTCCCGTATTTACAATGCGCTTAATTTATGCACTTTTATTATCAACCCTATTAATGGGTTGTGAATCCTTAAAGTTTAAGAATGTCGCTAAGACAGGTTCGACTACTGCCGTTACTTATTTAGTTGCAGGACCAATACCTGCCATAGCAAATCTAGCCACAAGTATTACAGTAGATGAGATATTACCTGAAGATAAAAGTGTTGATGATATTAAGACGAACCAACAGGCAGTAGCCTTCGTGGCTGACTCTTTCTTTATGAACGCCTTATATGGTTTTATAGCGTTCTTATTAATCACTAACTTATTGACACCTTTCTTTACTAAGAAGTGGGGTTATAATGAGGCTAAGAATAAATACAGGAGAAGAAAAGATGACTGATTTAATTGAAAAGATTAAAGGATTAAAAACAGCCACCAAGTTAATTATTGCTTTCTTCGTTGTTGCGATGATTGCTAATATGCTTGGATATGGTGCTTAATGAAACTCAAGTGCGTGTTGATATTTTTTAGTGGTATGGCTATCTCGATGGTGGCTATGTCGTTCTTTAATATGCCACAACAGATGATGAATAATGCTAGTCAAATGGTGATGCCTCAACAGCCACAAGAGTGTGTTTGTGTTTGTCAGACTAAATAAAGACAAGCCAAGACAATAAATACTGTTACAAGTGGAAGTTTAATAAAACAGGTGTGACATTCATTAAATGAGTCAATAACCTTTCTTACTAGCCTCATTTCTTCGTATAGGTGGCTTTCTTACCTTTGACTACCGTTTCTATGTCTTGACTGTATTTATGCCTTAGACGGCTTATAACGGAACGTAGATGCTTAATTCCGTATAACTTCTTGGCTTGTTCTGCGGTAAGTGTTCTACCCTTCTTTAAATGTTCAATAACAGTATTACATTCACCTGTTACAGAGCAGTCCTCTTTTTGTTTACATTTATAGACCCAATATGCACCACCTAGTACGATACCTGTTACGAGTATTTCACCTATCATTTTATTCCCCTCTCTATTAAAAATTCTATTACATCCGCGACACAATATACAACGCCCACCTCACCACCACATTTCTTTATAGTGTTAATCATTAATTTCTGATTAGGACTTAACCTTCCCTTTGGGGTTGTAGTATGTGGCTTTTTAACTTCAAGGCCGTAGTACATCCCATCGTGAATAATGGTTATGTCTGGCACACCGGATTTAACGCCTTCGGCTTTAAGTTTCTTTGCTGTGATTATATTTCTATTTCCACCATTAGGAACAGCCCACCAACACAAACCCCGCAAGTCTAAATATTGGGCTATAGATTTTTGTATCTCATGTTCGTGTTCGTTCATAACTCCGGCTCTCGTAATAATTTATTACAAATGTCTAGGGCTGATTCGCATACGTGTATTGAGTTTGAATCTTTATTTGTTGAACGCTTAATCTGTTCAAGAAGGCTTTTAATTGCACTTACTGCGGTTTGACATTCTGTGTGTGTGTGCTTATGTTTTTCTGTAGTCATGGTCTAATAGTTTCTAGTCGTTCAACTTTAATATGTGAAACTTCTGGCAGACCTTTGACTGCATAGTACATAGTGTTAGGGTGCTTCTTAATGAACTTATCAAGAGTTGGAATCGTAAAGTTGAATAATTCAGCAACCTTACGGTAAGTGTATCCTCTTTGTTTTATATAGGTTTTAATGTTATTTTCCATCAGTATAGTATAATAATTTTTTAAAAAAAGTCAAGTTAATTTAAAATAAAGTTGACAAGTGGTACAAAAGGGCGTATAATGTAATTATAAGGTTGGGAAAGTTCAGCCTTATTTAAACCGGATATGATGTTCGGTGCTTTTTAAAAACCAATAAATAGGAGATACAATATGAAAAATATTGAAGGGAAGAACTTTACCATTAAAGGTAGAGAGTACATAATCACTTGTGATGCTAGAAAATCTGAGGACAGTCTAGGATTTGGAATTGTACTTTTCAAAACGGTTACGGATACAAGCGGTGAGGACTACTCTTTGAGTGGTTGTTACTTCATGGATACAAAACCTTACTTTAGTGAGAGAGTATATAACCTAGACCATTAAACCAAAGGGGGCAATAGCCCCCACGTAAAGGAGATACAAAATGGACAATGTTGATATGGAAAATATCGTTGAAAAGATAATGAAAGATAATGAGGTTCACTACTTCGTAGCATCGTTTAGTAATTGGAGTTCACACAAGGATTTAGAAACTTGTTTAAAGAACCAAGCACAGGCGGATAGGAGTATGGCAAAAAAAAGAAAAGGTAAATTGGTGTTTCCACCGGTTACTGTCTTTTTAGTTCCTCACCCTGCGGAGACTCATTACGGAATTCGTAATTACGCACCGCATGATGTAGATGCTTTTGTTATCGCAGAAATCAAGAATGAATCTTGGTTTAATAAATAAAGATATTTAATTATAACTTAACCAAAGAGGGCTTAATTGCCCTCTTTTTATATCCAAAACTCTCTACGCTATTTTGGAGGGGGAAACTACACAGAAAATATTTTAGCGCAACCTAAGACGCCATTGCTTTAAGAAAAGTGATGTTTTTTTAAAATAAGTGTTGACAATAGGATAAAAGGGCGTATAATGGTATTTAAGAGGTAGGGGAAACTACCTTGATTTTAACTAAATAAACGGAGATAGAAATGAAAAACATTAATACTTATAACACAACTTTACACTTTGACAAATACGCAAATATGTTACTCGCTGAAAAGTCTTTTAGACTAATCGGAATTGAGTTGGACTTCCTAAGAAATAGCAAACACAACGAAGAAGAGGAATACCGAAGTGCTTACATTACAACGGATGCTGTTGAACTTACGATAGAGGTTAAACAATTAACACAAGAGGATGTTCAATCTTTCAGCGACTTTAATGAGGTACTAGACATCATTGGAATGTTTGATGCTAACCTTTCAGATGAGGATAAATAATGTACGATTCAAAATTAGAAACGAAGTTAGACAAACTAACAACTACAATTTCTAACCATATCAGTAGAGGTAATTACAATTCTCAAACTTCAAAGGCTTGGGAACTACAAGATAGATATGATGAGTTGAAAGAAAAGGCACAGGATAAAGATGCTTGGTTCGCTTATTGTACAACTAGAGGACTAAGCGTTGACCATAGGGCTTGGGATTTGTGGGCATAGGGGGAATCATGGCACTAAGAACTCAACGACAATTTGCAGAAATTATTAATAATAATCACTGTGGTAATTTATCTAAATCTTATGAACTAGCAGAGGAATACGGATTTTATGCTAGTGACTTGAGAGAATTCTATACAGAGGAATACTACTGGTTTGACGTTACGAAATTAATCTCAATCGCAGAGGGTGCGATGATGGTTAGATTAGTACAAGAACAAGAGAATAGCAAGATGGATAGAGATGCTTATATCTATCAACTGAACGAACTAAAAAATAAAGAGGAGAAATAAAATGCTTGTACAAGAAAGGAATGATGGTTCGGTTTTATGCGAACACAGAACTAAAGACGATGTTTTAATATCCGAGGTGTATTACGGATATTCTAAACAAGAGGCAATTCGTAAATTCACCAAAATGGTGAAGGAGATTAAAAATGGCTAGTACAGAAAGAGATGGAATCAGATATTTTAACTGTTGTTTGTGTGATGAAATTTTTGAAGGTTATGGGAATAATCCCGACCCGATAAGAGATTCTGAAGGAAAGCAATTTGATGAAGATGAAAAGTCATTCCGGCAAGATTTAAAGAACTAAAAATAGGAGAATAGTATGAAACTTTTAACTAAAGCAATAGAGACGAAATTAAGAGCAAACGAAGTTATAGCAAGTAGAACGGGTGAGAGCGGTAAGCCGGTTGTTAAGTTTTTCAATCCGTGTGGCGCAGGTACTTGGCTAATATCAGACATGGATGAAGATGGTGTTTGTTTTGGTCTATGTGATTTAGGTATGGGCTGTCCTGAACTTGGCACTGTGTCAATCCATGAACTTCAATCTACAAGGTTGATGTTTGGTTTAGGTATAGAGCGTGATATTCATTGGGAAGCAAAAAAGACACTAGGTGATTATGCCGAAGAAGCACGTCAACTTGGTTACATAAAGGACTAGGTGTTGATATGAAAAAACAAGAAGGTAAGAAACTATGGGATGAAATCCAAGAAAAGAAAGAAGGACAATCTATCTATATTGGAGTCGCACAGATTGACTGTGACCAAGTTGAATCCACAAGCAGAGCAATTATTAGGGCAACAATAAACGGTTATAGAGATTTTGATAATCAAGTTTATATGGAGTCTGAAGGCTCATATTCTTTATCAATATTGACAAGAGAAGAATACGCAAACTGGAATCAGCCATCAATAGACCATAGAGCAGAACAATATAATTATTAGGAGTTAGTATGAATGAAGATTACAAAGACTTATTCTATGAATGGTTGTCATCATGCCCAGTTCAATGGGTTCTTAATGAAGAATTTGATGGTTCAGTAACCTACACGTTTCATTTCGATGCAGAAGATAAGGAGAAAGTATGAAAAGAACAGATTTAACTGGCGAAGAAATCCGCCAATTCAGAATGGACTTAGGTTTAAAGCAGAGAGATTGTGCTGAAATTATTGGTGTTGGATTACGTCAATGGCAAAAGTATGAAGATGGCACTCATAAATGTAAGAAGATTTATATTGATGTTATAAAGATGGAGGCAGAAAATGACATTAGAGCAGATAATTAAAGAAGAGTTAACAGTTGACCTTTGCGAAAACTTTGGTTACACGTTAGAAGAGGTTGAGTCAGGCAATATCCGGTTTCACGAGAAGTACGGAGACCCTAATATTGATTATTTAGCAAATAAGATATTCCATAGAATGTGGGATGCTTACAACGAAGAATTAGATGAAATCGTTATACCATCACCGGAATAATTTTCAAGAATGTCGCTTAAATACAACATAAAGGAGTATAATGGTAAGTACCTCAATAAAGGTAGTTTAAACAAGGGTGGGAGTAATTACCTGCCCTTTCCTTTTTGTGGGGTACTGGACATTAGACTAACATATTTTATAGGGGGAATCGAATGGGCAAATCCGCTCGTAGCAAGTCAATCAATCGTACTGGGTTTACATTTTACAAATCATATTACGAAATCTATCAACAACTTAATGATGAGCAAAAAGTACAGTTTGTTGATGCAATCTTAGAACACCAATTTACAGACGCAGACACAGACGACATATCGTTTGAAGATGTTATCCTGAATATCGCGTGGTTAGGTATTAAGCCTAATCTAAAAAACAATAAAGCCAAATTCTTAAACGGTTCTCAACCTAAAAACAAGCAAAGTGGAAGCGGAAACGGAGCGAATCCGGAGCGAAGGGCTAACAATGAAAAGGAGTATGAGAAGGAAAAGGAAAATGAAAAGGAAAATGAAAAGGAAAATGAGAATGAAAATGTAGAGGTTGCCATATCGCTATCGCTCAATGACAATAGCAAATACGATATAACAGGTTCTTTGATTATTGAATTAACAGAATTGTATCAATCAGTAGATATTATTCAAGAATTAAGAAAAATGAAGGGGTGGCTGATGGCAAATCCCACCAAACGTAAAACTAGGAGGGGGTTACTGCGGTTTGTAAATAATTGGCTCTCCCGTGAACAGGATAGGGGGGCATCACAAAAAGACGTAAAGGCTGATTCGTATGGTGGAATGGAAAAAACCATACGGGAACAAATGAACAAACCAAATTCAACACCATTGACTACTGCTCAGATTAAATTAATCAGACAGCAAGAATATGATGAACAACAAGGGAGATTATTAGATGTACACTAAACCAATAGACACAATAGAGGTCGCAGTAAGTATTTTATCTCGGTTAGAAATGGAATACAAATACGCTTCAGCCAAAGCGGTTGATAAGCCCGACATGATTAAATTTTTAGCAGAGCAACTAGACAGATTAGAACGACATGATGTCATGTGTTGGAGTGAGGCTTTGAACAACATATCAGATTTAGGACAGAAACATCCGCCCTCAATACCTGAGATTATTCAAGCAATAAGGAAAGTTGGTATCGCCACAAGACCAAAAACAAAAAGATTAGAGGTACAACAAATACCGTTTGAATCAGTATGGGCAGGGCAAACTGATGAAGAACACTTAGAAGATGTTAGAACTTGGCTTAAATATTGCCCAGTAAAAATGCCTTCTGTTATGCTTGAGTGGGTAGTAGCACAAGAGGATAGTGTTAAGGCTCAACTACGAAGAGTTAAGCATAAAGATTTCAGAAAGGTGCTGAAATGAGTTACGCAAGATACAGAACATTGATGGATACAGAGAAATGGCTAAGAAAAGAACTTATCAGAAAACCTAAGTCCAATCTGTATGTCGGTTATTTAACATTGTTAATTGCTGTGAAGAAGAAGTATGAAAATTAGTCTAAAAAAAGTCTCGGATATTATGATTATTCCGGATGATAAAGAAAGTGCTGATTTTATTGATAAGATGAAATACAATCAAGTGATAACTGCTGATTTCAAGAAACCACGTAATTATAGTTTCCACAAGAAGTATTTTGCTTTGATTAAATATGCTTATGAAAACTGGCAACCGGAAGAGTTTGAGTCTCCGGAATGGGAAGGGGTTGTACCCGAAAAGTCGTTTGACCGGTTTAGAAAGGATTTGATTATCTTGAGTGGCAGATACAATGCTGTATATCGTATTGATGGAAGTGTTAGAATTGAGGCTGAATCAATTTCATTTGCTAGTATGACAGAAGAGGGTTTTGCTGAATTATATGATGCTACAATAAACGTGATTTTAAAGAAAATATTAACTAATTATTCTAGGGAAGATATTGACGGGGTTATTGAAGAAGTGGAGGCTTTTTACTAATGGCAGGAATCACGATAGAGCAAAAATATAAGGTAGCAATAGAAATGGTTAGTGATTTGTCTAATGCGACGTTAGAAGTGGCAGAGTTTTCTACGCCAGAAACAGTAGATGCCTCTATTGAATTAATGCTTAATCATGATGATAAAACTTTATTTGGACTGATGATGAGCGGACAATCAGAAGAAAGACATTGAAGCCAAAAGAACGTAAAGAGAGATTCAGGAATTTGTCTGAATATGGGTGCTGTGTTTGTCGTAGACCGGCTGAAATACATCACTTGGTTGGTTTGAAATATAGTGGAATGGCACAAAAATCTAAAGATGAATATACCATACCTTTGTGTGTTGACCATCATAGAGGCGCACAAGGTATTCATCAGATAGGACAAAAGACTTGGGAAAAGGCTTACGGCACTCAAGAATATCACCTTGAATATATAGACCAAAAAATTTAAAAAAAACCATACTTTTTTGCAAATAAGTGTTGACTTTTACATAAAAGGGCGTATAATTGTAAACATAAGGTAGAGAGAAGTTACCTTATTTAACTAACCAAAAACAATTAGGAGATAGAAAATGAACACAACAGAAACAATTAAATTCAAAAGAGTTTGGACAGGTTCAATGTTAGGAACTTGTCAGAATATGCGTAAACACTATGAATATCACAGTGAAGATGGTCAATACATTATTAGCCAAGGCAAGGGATGTATGGATTGGGATAAACCATATTGGAGAGTAAAAAATACTGTAACTAGACAATTTGGTAGTAAGTGTACATATTTAGCAGATGCTAAAAAATACGCTAGTGAGGTATCGTAATGACTTCTCAAGAACAACAATTTACATTCAGAGAAACTACAGACGAATTTACTCACTGTTTATGGGTAAAGCCAAACGGATTTTGGTCTGAAGCGGTAA